ATGGATTTTATTTCACTAGTTTAGAATCTATGTATGTTAGTGCTCCTGTACAGACATTCACATATGACAGATATACACGTGATAAATTGCCAAATGGCCAAGATGTTCGTAATGTTGGTGAAGATTATAAAAGAATAAACAGTATAAGCATTCCAACTGGTTTTGATTATATTGATAGAATTAGAAGTGGTATGTTTGCTTCTAAAGCAACTTCTTATGATTTAACTAAGAAGACGTACAGAGTCAAAACATACAATATGTTTGATGAATTTGATTCTGCAAAACACTTGAATAAGTATAATGTAGCATCTTTGAATTCTATTTTTAGAACCAATTCTGCAACAATGATCGTTCCAAGATATACAGGTGGTTTTAGTGGCATGCCAGATGCTACAAATTTTAAAACAATACAGAAAAGAATTTCGTTGTTGAAAGCAGCAGAAGCCAACAAAATTAATATAACTGTTCCTGGAAGAATGGATTATACTGTTGGTCAGAAGGTAGAAATAAAATTAAATAAAATAGAACCAATTAGAAGTAGAGATACAGATATAACAGATAAAATGTTTTCTGGTTTTTATATTATTTCTGCGATTAATCATACTATTGATCGTGAGATGCATGAGTGTAATATGGAGTTGATTAAGGATAGTTTATTAATGAGTGTAGATAAGGCTGCGAAATAATGTTTTATTCAGGTATAGTAGAAAATCGTTCTGATCCATTACAACTTGGTCGTTGCCAAGTTCGTATTGTAGGATTACACACCCACGATAAATCGCAACTTCCTACTAATGAGTTGCCATGGGCATTACCTGTGCAGCCGATTGGTTCTGCTGCGATGAATGGTATTGGATATACACCAATTGGTCCAGTTGAAGGTACTACTGTTATTATTATGTTTGCTGACGAGAATCAGCAACAACCAATTATTTTGGGTACTGTCGGTGGTATCCCACAGTTACCTACTGCTATTGATGATGATGATAACTCTACTGTTATTGGTGAAGACACTCCAGCATCAAAAATAGAGTTAAGAACAATTCCTGGACCAGTTTCAGGTAAGCAGTTAATATTCTACGATAAAGAAGGAAGAACAGATTTAACTAAAGATCTAAGAGCCAACATGGGTGTTGTTGGCTTCCAGTTACCAGATAATACATTTATTGTAAGTATCGATAGTGGAACACAAATAACGATTAATAATGAAGTAGCTGGTTATGGTGAAAACATTATTACATTTAAAGAACCACCAACAAATTTAGCAGAAGTTAATGCAAGTAAAGCACAAAACTACTTGACTGATAGTTCTGGTAAACCAGTCACTTCAAGTGATGGTAAACCTATTACAGTTGGTGAGACTCCAGTTCAACAAACTGCCACTAATACTTCTATACCAACAAAACCACCAAAAGGTGCTAGTTCAAATCCAACAAAAGCAGAAGAAGGTATTAAAGCACTTATTGCTGCTTGCGACAAAGTTGGATTAACTACTAAAGAACAGAAGTGCGCTTTGCTTGGTATCGCTGGTGGTGAATCTCGTTGGATTCCACAGAACGAAGCATACAATTATTCAAAGGGTAGAATTAAACAGATCTTTTCTTTCTTATCAGACGAAGAGGCTGATAGATTATCTGATGCTTCTAAAAAGGGTATCACACGTGAACAATTCTTCACTGTGATTTATGGACCAACTAAACGTGGTAAGAATTTCTTAGGAAACCAAACCGATGCTGATGGTGGAAAATACTATGGTCGTGGTTTTATCCAGTTAACTGGTCGTGGTAATTATAAGAAATATCAAGACATGGCTAACAAGATGGGTCTAAACCTAGATCTTGTTAACAATCCAGATTCTCTTGATGCAGATATCAACGTGTCTGCATTAGTTGCTGCTCTTTATATTAAAGATCGTGTACCTTCTTCTGCAAGATCAACAGACCATCCTGGATATTTTTATGCTGCTAAAAAGGCAGTAGGTGTTAACTCTCCAGATATTGCAGCAAAGAAGTTAGAGTACTATGAATACTTCTATGGATCTCCATCAGTATCAACAACTGATAAAGATGCAGCTGCTCCGCAAGCAAGTCCACCATCAGATGGATCTTCTCCAACTCCTGGACCATCTCCAGAGTCCAAGAGACGTGGATCTGATAATACAGGATTCAGAGACCCAAACAATAAGTATCCACTAAAAGATTATCTTAATGAGCCAGACACTAATCGTTTAGCACGTGGTATCATTACAGGTACTGTTATCGAGAAGAAAGATGCAGTATTGAAGCGTGGTGTACCTAAAGCGTATGATGAAGGTTTTTGGGATCAACCATCGAATGGATTCGGTGCAAAATATCCATTCAATAAAGTGATGGAAACAGAATCTGGTCATGTTCAAGAGTGGGACGACAGCCCAGGACATGAAAGAATCCATACATATCATCGTTCAGGAACATTTAGTGAAATTGATGCCAATGGCACTAAAGTAAATTATATCGTTGGTGATAATTTTACCATTATGGAACGTAATGGTTCTATCCACGTAGCAGGTGAGTATAATCTAACTGCTGATGGAAATGCAAACATCTTCTGCAGAACAGATGCGAATATTGAAGTTTCTCAAAATGCCAATGTTCGTATTGGTAACAATGCATCAATTGGAGTTGCGAATGATTTAGATATCGTCACTGGTGGAGATTTTAATGTTAGAGCCATCGGCGACTTTAATGTTCAGGCAGCGAATATCAATCAGTTAGCTGACAAAGCAATGAAACTTGGATCCAGTGGAACTATTGATATCAATTCTTCTGGTGAAACTAATATGAATTACAGCAAGGGTAACTTTGGTGTTAGTGCATCGATGCCAGATGGAGTAGATAATACACCTCCAGATGCAGGTAGTCCAATTAATCCTAATATTCCATATTTACAACCACCTGAGCGCCAAATAGAAGAAAAAGCTGCTGCCGAAACACCAGAAGATTACGATACTCCAGAGGGTCGTAAACAGTCTAACACTCAAACACAGCAAGGTGTACCAAATGCCCCTGCTCCTGTAACAACAGAAGAGGCTCCACCACCTACTGGTGGCGCACAGGCTAAAGATGTACCAACTGATTGTAAGATAATCTACACAACTAAAAACTTTACTAATGATTACACCATATCTAAAAATTTCACGTTAGGTATGTTGATTTCTCAAGGTGGAGTTACTGGTCCACATAAGTTGATAGATCAGATGTTAGAGCCAACTAAAGGCGCACCGCCAAGACTTTATACTGCGCAAGAAATTGTTTGTAACCTCGCTCAATCCGCTCAGAATATTCTGGAACCATATCTACAAGAACTTCCAAATGGAATAAGTGGATACGGTAAGTTATGGACAGTAACTTCTGGATACCGTCTAAGGGGTGTTGTTCCTTATGAAAGTCCCGTATCTGACCACTGTAAGGGACACTGTTTCGACGTTTGTTTGATTGGTTCAGATTTGAATAACAAGACTTATGATTTGGTTCAAAAACTAGAAAGATTAATCACATACGATCAAATGATTTTGGAGTATAGACACCCATCTACAGTATGGATTCACACTGGATATAAGCCAGAAGGAAACCGTAAAATGGCATTTACTATGTTGAATGATGCGGTGTACAAGCGTGATGCTAAAGGAATTCCTTCTGGTTTCGTTTTACTCCAAGCACCTGTTCCTCCAAAGAATAAACCACAATGAGTGCGCTAACATATAAGGGTGCTATGAGTGCAGGTGCAGATGGTGGTCCTCCAACTGGTCTAAACACCAAAAATCAGTGCTCCAAAAGTTATGTAGCGGAGGGATTAATTGGTGTTGTTGGAGATCAATTTGATGCACATACAGTTGGTAGAACCACCCACCAAACTTCTCAGCGTGAGATAACTTCGGGTGCATCAAAAACTTTCTTCGAAGGTAAAGCTGCTGCAAGAGTCAATGACCCAATAGCTGATGGCGACAAAGTAGCGCAAGGATCTGCAAAAACGAACGTAGAGTAACCTAAATAAAGAATATGGCAAGAAATACAAGAATCTTTTCAGATCTGGACTTTAACTTCACTGCTCACCCAGTGACGAAGGATCTAACACGTCGTTACGATGAAAATGCTATTAAGACTGCTTTAAAAAATCTTATTTTGACGTCTAACTTCGAACGCCCATTTCATAGCGAAATTGGTAGTCCTATAAGACGCATGCTGTTCGAACCAGCGACTCCACTTCTTGCAGCCTCATTAAAACAAGCAGTTATTAACACTATCAATAGTTTTGAACCTAGAGTAGAACTAACTAATGTAGCAGTTAGTGTTGATGAAGATTCTTATACAGTTGGAATTTCTATTGAGTTCAGAATTATCAATACAACAAGACCAATAACTCTTGATCTAACGCTAGAGAGAACACGATAAAATGGCAAATAAAAGAATTAATGTAACAGAATTAGACTTTGATGGTATCAAAGGTAATTTAAAAGAATTCCTAAAGGGTCAGACAGAATTTCAAGACTATGATTTTGAAGGTTCTGCTATGTCAGTTCTTTTAGATGTTCTCGCTTATAACACTCACTATAATGCGCTCTATAACAATATGGCAATTAATGAGATGTTTTTGGATTCTGCAAGAAAAAGAAACAGCGTTGTATCTATTTCCAAAATGCTTGGATATACTCCAAGATCAGCTACTTGTGCTCAAGCGACAGTTACTATAGTAGTTTCTGGTGGAACATCTTCTCCATCAAACTTAACTCTACCAGCATATAGTTCATTCACTTCAAGCATAAATGGAAAAACATATACTTTTTATACACAAGGTGCAATAACTGTAAACAGAGTCGCTAACACTTATACATTTAGTGATGTTGAATTGATAGAAGGTGTTCCTCTTTCATATCAGTATAATGTTTCTGCTGGAACACGTTACATAATTCCTAATGTCGGTGTTGACCTTGACACGTTAAAAGTTAGAGTTCAAGAAAACTCTACATCAAACGTATATGAAACTTGGGCGAAGGCTGGAGAAATTGTTGATATCCAAAATGATACTAATGCATATTGGACTAAAGAAATTGATGATGGTCTTTATGAATTAACATTCGGAGATGATAATCTCGGTAGAGCATTGTCTGAAGGTAACGTGATTCATTTAGATTATTTTGTTTCAAGTTTAGATGCACCTAATGGTGCTCGAGTATTCACTTATAATGGTTCTACCCTAATTAGTGGAGCCACTGTTTCTGTCACAACGACTGATCCTGCCAATAATGGAGCAGATCGTGAAAGTACAGAAAGTATTAGATTCAATGCTCCAAGAGCATACTCTGCACAAAATCGTGCAGTTACTCCAGATGACTATAAGGCACTAATCTATTCTGCTGTTCCAGAAGCACAATCTGTAACAGTTTGGGGTGGTGAAGATAATGATCCACCAGTGTATGGTAAAACATTCATTTGTGTTAAGCCAAGAAATGCAAGTAAACTAACAACTGTACAAAAAGCAAATATCACAAGTACAGTTCTTGGTAAACGTGGTGTAGTTTCTGTTATCCCAGAAATTGTAGATCCAGAGTATATTAATATCGCCCTTCACGTAACTGTTTATTATAACGAACAGGCTACAACAAAGTCATCAACTGACATAGCAAGTGCTGTTAGATCTACTGTTATGGAATACAATAACACTGATTTACAGGTGTTCGATGGTGTGTTCCGTTACTCTAAGTTGACTAAACTTATTGATGAAACCGATCCATCTATCGTTAATAACATTACAACAGTATTGTTGCGTAGAAAACTTTCTCCAAGATACAACGTAAGTGCTCAGTATATTCTGAATATGATTAACCCTATCTTGAGTACTGGTCTACCAGAAAACTCATTTAGCAGCACTGGATTCTATATCTCTGGTTCAGATCAAATTCACTACCTTGACGACGATGGGGTTGCTTATGTTCGTTTGTGGAGATATGGTGATAATGGTATCAAGATTATCGAAGACAATCAAATTGGAACTATTGATTACAACAGAGGATACATCGATATACGCAAT